CTTCGCCCATTTTGGATGACAGATCTAGGATAGCGGGCATGGCCTCGTTATAAATAGCGCCCTTGATTTGCGTGAAGGTTAGAAGTATGCTTTGTTGCCTGGTAATAACCTTGTCATCAAATAACGTACTGTCTGCAAGCTCTTCAGACTGTTCACGAAGTGCTTTTGTGGTTAATCCGGCAGCGTTGCCGGTAGACTTTAGAGAAGCAGCCAGTTGGGCGTTTGCCTGGGCGAATTCATTGAAGTCTGTAACACTTTCCTTTACGAATTCGAAAACCTCGAAAGCCGCGAATGCCTTCAAGGCTAACTCTTTAATCCCGCTTAACGCGTTTTTGACACCTCCAAGCGCTTTTTCAAAATGGAGCGCATGCCCTTCTGCCTGATGCAGTTTGCCTGAAACAAGATCTTGAAGGTCGATTTGATAAACTACTGGTTCCGGCATCTCTTACTATTTTTCCATTTGCCCGGTGGTTTTTAATGCGAATTCCAGGCGGTTCCACATTTTGGCAAAATCATCATCAGAAAGGTTATCAGGTTCGATCCGAAACTGGCTGTAATAAGCCATCAAAGCGCATCGTTTGGAGTATTCAGAACTCCAGCTCTCGATTTTGTACTCGTCTAATTTTTTTTTAACGAGTCGGTAGCGACATTCAATAATGAGGCGCAGAAGGTAGCCGCTCCAATATTGAATGAGTCGTTTTCCGGCGCCTCACTCATGATTCTTGGATCGGACTCTTCTTTGATCAAACACACTTCAAGCAGTTCGGCTGCGGCGCTCATTGCGCCGGTCATGGCTTTATCCAGGTAGCGATATTTGGAAAGCCTGGATGGTTCTTTTACATATCCCACAACTTTATCATCGCCATTTTTCAATACGAAAGGGTAAACTTTTACATTTAAGCTTTTTGAAAGCTCCTGTGCTTTTGCAATGATTTGCTCTTGTGATAATTCTGTCTTCTCAGCCATAAATATTAAGCCTGGCGATCAATCGAACCGATGATCAGTGGTATATTAACCATTAATTTTGTTTCACCCTGTGAGCCCGCAAAGGGATCTTCAAGGAATTCGACGGCCCTTAAAATATCTTTTACCGGCGATTGACCGTTATTGGCGAAGATCACAGGCAGATCGAAATAAGGAATTTGCAGCGGGTCGTTATTTGGAGAGGCGGCAATGATCTGAAACCAAAGGTCCGAATGCATTTCGATGCTACCCTCATATTCCTTATTGCCATAGCCACGGCCAACAGGTTCATAACCGGCTCCGTAGATATTTTCCTTCTTCTGCTTGCGGCTATAGTTGATCTTGGTGATCAGTGTCACCGGCGTAATAGACAACAGGGGAATCGATATCGAACCCCAATCGTAAGTAACGCCGTTGATGATAGGAATGCCTGCCATGTTATGCTGTTAAAGATTGTGTGTAACCAATAGGAATGATAATCTCGCGGGCGGTGCCATCCGGTACAATTTGAACCGCAATCACCACATTGCCGGTCGACAAAACATTTTGCGTCGGATCTATGGTAACGCCCAGGGCCGATATTTCACCGGCGCGTGCCATTTGCTGCAGGTTAGATTCAGCCAATGTTTGCAAATAAGCAACAGTAGTGGCCGACATGGTTCCGTTGGCATTTAAGATCAGCGGACCGTTCAACACCGGTAAAAGTGCTACGTACAATCCGCGTTTTGCTTTTTGTATGGTGCGGTTATCCTGGCCGTAAGCATAATCACTAGACACACTACATGCAGTATTAAAATGATTGAAATAACTTCCCGCGTATCCTACGTATTTCATCAGGAACACGTATCTGTAAGAATCAAGCAGCGTTAACAGGTTTTGCGTTACCGAAGTATCGCTGAATAATTTTCCATTGGCGAAAGCCAGAACCTCGCATTCGGTTCCGTTACTAATATTGAATTTAGCCAGCCAGCCGATATCCTCATTCACCGCCGCTAGAGCAACCGTGCCCAGGGCCGCGCCTATACATGTGATAGACTTGCCAAAAGTGAGGTATAATAACGCCCCCATGGCGCCCCCATCCTGGGCAATAATAGGAGTGACCGTATTTGCGGTCAGTGCATTCAAGTCGGTCAATGTCGAAATGTCTGTTGTTCCGCTCAGATCGGCGCCATAAAGACTTACCAGCGGCGCATGCACAGCATCCAAAGCTTTGTTTTGGATATCCATTGCAGTCATATCCGCAGTGGCGAAAGCTGCGGAATCTTTCCAAACCGCCCACTGACGAATCGCGCCATTAGCAAAGGTTTGCACCTGGGCAATTTCATCGAAAGTATATGAGCCTCCAGGGACGTCAAATATTCCTACATACAAAACGCCTTTAGGCTGTATGCGGAAAAACTCACTGATATGATAAAAATAAACAGCGTTTCGTGAACCTACGCCACCGGTAAACTGTGTTAAGGTCCCGGCTAATGTCGCTCCGTTAGAAAGGTTTGCCACCAGTGGCGTGCCTGAGTTGGGGAAGATACCTAAACCAGGTCGCGCAGTAATAGTTACCGTGGAACCTGCAACAACAGCGTTATAGCCAGTATTGATTGTGTTGGCGTTGATCGCCGCAGCGATGGCGGTAGCAACATTAGCTGTTGTGGTATCGCCTGATACTTTGGTATATGAACCCAAAGTCACCTGTTTGCCATAGGGCTCATTTACCAGGATAGTCAGTATGTCCCCATCAGCGCCGGCAGCCGTCACCAGGTAAGAGCCGGTTGCCTGTGTTTCATCCGCATAAGAATAGCTGATCCCGGCAGCGATAGCATCCTGTGGAGATAAAAATTTCTTGATGCGGCTATTACTCGAGAAGCCAGAAGGTAAAGCTCCGGAATAAAACACAAAGGCCGAATAGAAATCCTGCCCTGCTAATGGCCTGCCCAGGCCGCCGCTTCCCTGCTGAAATATGATGTCGCTTAATGGCATGTTTGCTTAAAGCTTAAGCGGCGACTTGCATCGCCGCGTTTTAATTTCTGTTAGTGATAAGCTTTAGGCTAAAAGCCTTTAGCTTGCCGCCTGTTAAGCGGTTACCGTGCGGCTCATTTCAATCCACGATGCACCATTGAAGATGAACCGGATAGAAGCGAACTTAGCAGTGGTTACCGCCAGTGTACCGTTAGGCAAAAAGCCGGTGCCGAATGTTGCTGTCCGTGTGGTGCCATCAGATACGAGCAGGAATATGATCTCGTCGCCCACATAAGGCGCTACATCGTCCGCCGTGTCATCGCCAACATTCGCAGTAAATGTTACCGCACCGGTTAGCGTTGCGGGCTGTACAATGGTTTTTGACGCCTTTGATTTGATCGTTAAAGCGATTGTCGCGGCGTAGGCCGGTGATTGATAATCGCCCATCAGGGTACTGAAAGTATTATCCTGGTTTACTGCGCCGTTAAGTCTTGGTAATGTCGACATGGTCTTGCTTTTTGATCAGTTTATTATTCGGTTGCTTCGTTGCCTTCGCCATTTTCAGCACCTTCCTCAGGTGCTGGCTCAGCGGCTTTTTTACCACCTTTGCCTTTTGCCTTTTCAGGTTTATCATTTTCAGCACCTTCCTCAGGTGCTGGCTCAGCTTTCTCCTTTTTTGGCTTCATGCCCAATACTTCATCCCTTGTCTTTTTGATCGGATGGGATGGGCGTTCATGAAATTGCCAGTTGCCGGCCTCGTTAAAATGAACATGTGAAATGTTCGGGTGCTTTTGCAGGTGGTCCTGCAGTACTTTAATATCGCTCATGTCTTATGAAAGCTATGCTTTATAGCATAGAATTAGTTAGCATTATACAATACGGTTTCACTGTTCCAGCCGATCTGAACGTCAGCTTTCATCAGCATCTTCACGAACCAAAGTTCTGAGTTGGCCTGTTTCTTGGCCAGCTGAAGGTTGGCGTCATCGGTGCTGTTCAAGCCTACCCAAAGGTTTGATTCCTGTGTAGGTTTGCCTTTGGCAATCAGGTAGGCGTTATCCGGGAAATCCGCGATACGCTCAACCTTTAAACCTTTGAAATAAGGCACACCCACCTGGGTAGTATCAATGCCTTTATAGGTTTGGTTGATCTGGCTCTGGCCGTACATTACGTAAGTATTGTACGAAACATAGAACTTCATGTCGGGATCGAACAATAAAGCCGGTGTGATCAGTTCATAACCTGCCAGAAATTGCGCCTGGATGTTGGAAACGGTCAGATCAATCGGGCTTTGTACGGTTACGGTATCGCCAGCCAAAGCGGCTTTTCTCAGGAACCCATCGAAATATTTGAATACGCCGGTGGTTCTCATGTCACCATTCCAGATGATATTGTTGAAATATTTAGCGTGGCGCTTTAATATTTCCTGCACAATAACGCTCTCTACAGATACGGGCAGTGCGCGGTCGATCAATGTTTCATCCAGTTGTGTTGCAAACCAGTGCTCTTCGAAGTCACGTGGGTTGAACTCATAGTAGATCATGTAATCTTCCGGGTTCAGCGGCTGACCATCAATGGTCGATGTCCCCTGGCTGGTCGGCGTAGCTGCGCGGTCCTGGATAAAGTCGGTATAGGTGGCATCCCAACGCGGAATGGTGAACTTCTTCTTGATACCATCTTTTACGTACACGTTACCACCCTGGATGGTGTCGGCGCCGGTAATGGCCTTTACGATAAACTGTGATGCGGCCTCGCCTGCATACGTGGTGTCATTAATGATAAATCCGGTGTCTGCCATGATTAGTTAGCGTTTTGCTGTTTTTGTTTGTTGTCCTCGTACTTTTTGGCCAGTTTAGCCATTACGCCGGCGGCTGTGATCTTTTGAGTAGGCTCGATCTTATTGATAACAGGGGCCACCTTGTTAAGCGGAAGCGCCTCGATTTGCTCTTTGGCGATGGCTTCATCAGCCATGAATTGAGCGGTCCAGAAGTCTTTCACCTTTTGCTCGTCCTTGATGCGGCCAACTTTGGCATAGCCTTCCACGATGTTTTTGGCTTTTTCCTCTTTGGCGGCTTCCTCGGCGGCTTCTTTCTCATTTTTCAGAGTATCAAGCTGGTTAACTACTTCGTCCTTTTCCTTTTTCAAAGCATCCTTAGCCTCTTTTTCCTTGTTACGCTCGGCCTTCAGCTTGTCCATTTCCTCATCCATGTCGGATTTGGCCTTGTCGTACTCGTCTTTAGCCTCTTTCATCTTATTTTCGAGTTCGGCAATCTTGCCCTCGAGGCCTGTTTTTTCGTCCTTGGCCTTGTTAACGATTGAATCGATGGCTTCCAGGATGCTTTCCTCGCTGGCTTCAGCTGAAAGTTTGAGCTTGTTGGTGATTAACTTGGTGTTCATTTCCAATGGTTTATCAAAAAATGCTTTGTTATATACTAAATTCACCTCCCGGTGAAAAGCATGCGGGTCCGTTGTGAATTGAGAGAACCGCTTTTTGTTCTTTTCTTCGCTGGCCTCAACCTTCGTGGCCAAACCGAGCGTTACGGCTTCCTCCGCATAGATGTAGGTGGTTCGCTTCATCATATCGAGGATATCTTCCTCGCTTCTGCCGCTCCGCGCTATCATCTTGCTGATGCTGCCTTTCATGATGTTCAGCAGTTTCTTGTCATCCCCTCCAAATGGGTCATGGAACATCAGCCACGCGTAATCATTCATGATCCGGTTTCTGCCGGCTTCGAAGATCACCGCCGATATACTGGCGGCC